TTGCAATATATTCATTCTTTCCTCTTTCTGCGTCATGCCAATATCTATAGAAATGATTCATCCCGTGAGGGGTAGAAACCATTATTACTTTCGTTGACTTACCAGAAGTAATAGTAGGGTAAACACTAGCGAAGAAAGAATCAGCGATGTGATTGGGAACAAAAGCAAATTCATCCAAGAATAGGATATTGAAAGACATACCCCTAACAGCACTAGCAGAGGTACTCGCAGCCAAGATTTTACTACCATTTTCTAACTCTAATGAACCTCTATTCCAAGACAAAACTCCTTGTTGCATCCATTTAGGAACATTTTCATATGCAGTTTGTAAACGACCTAATAGTTCCCTAGCAGTTGCTGCCTTGTTTGCAAGTATACCAATATTAACACTATCATTAAATAACAAATAATGCAATAGGTATGATATAACAGTTGTAGATTTACCCGTCTGTCTGGGCATCTTGCAAATGTTAAATCTATGTTCGTGGAAATTCTTAATTAAACCTTCTTGAAAATCGTAAGGTTTGAAAGGTTGTAGACCTTCATCAAGAGTTACGATTTTAACATGCTCCTGTGCAAAGTAAACTGGATCATGTTTACAAGCCATAAATTCAAGGATCTGTTCTTGAGTAAACTCAACTGGAACATTGGCTTTTTTTAGATTCGGATTACCGAGATAAATTTCATCAAGTTTTGCCATAATTAAGTCATCACATAGTTTCCAAATCTTAGTGGTTCTTTTGGTGTTAGTCCTTTCATTGCATTATCATGATCTATTGTTTTTTTAACTAGTTCTAGAGTTTTTTCTAATCTATCTACTTTATTCTCTAATTCTTTAGTTTTTTTGTCCTCCGACTTGGAGGAGAGGTTCTCCTGGTTCATATTTAGATACTTGGTAATTCCAGAGTTTTGCGCCAGGATACACTTTTATCACTTGATCCTGAACTTCTCTGCGTGAGGGTTTTTTGACTGAAGGGAAAAACATTTTTATCATGTAATTCGTTCCCCTCCAAGCCAAATAGCAGTCAATTATATTTCCTACTTTATTATAATTTGGAAGACGTGTAGCTTCTGCTAACGGATCTTCCCATTTGTTTTGAGTTTTTGGAACCGTCATAGGTTCTGGTTTAATGATATCAATAAATTCAAATTCACGGAACTTTATATCTCCATCGGCATCTTCGACCTGAATACCGCAGTTCTCTAAAGCAGCAATTTGTGCTGGTCCCATGTTAATAAAATTATCGATACGTTAATTATTTAGGTCTTCTTTATCTTCTATTGCTCTAAAATACTTTAATCTTTGACGAAGAATGACAATCTCTTGCTTCAGATCTTCATTCTCTTCTTCCAGTTGTTCGATGTGTTCTTCGTAAACAATGTACATAAAATCCCTTTAATTCAATACCATAATAAAGACATATCCTTATCAGCACAAATATTTAATCATTTAAGGTCTTCTTTATCTTTACATTCCTTGGCAAGATCTTTGGCCATTTGTCCTCCAATTTCTGCACCTTGATCCATACCCATCATAGTAGTAGCACCAGCAAGTACCCAACCAATTACAGGAATAGATGCCATACCAGTTTGAGTAACAGCAGCAGTACCAAGACCACCACCCACTAATCTTCCTGTTCCTTCCCCACTACCAACTTTCTTAATACAAGCAATATCCTTTGGACTTAATCCACCAGAATCCTCTGCCATTGGATTGACATAATATTGTTCGTGTTCTGATGCTCTCTTTTTACCCAACCCTAAGAACCCTGCAGGTCTATCAACGTGCTGAGATTTTACTAATACTCTAGGATCATGTGCTCTATAATTTATACTATATCCTTCTTTATTTGCTACTACACTATAAGAAGTATATTCTCCAATAGGTAAATTTAATTTTGGAAATGACTCCTTTCTGGCAATCATCCCAATCATTCCGACATGTGATATGCCGATTAAAGTTCCTAAACTAATTCCAATCCACTTTTTCATAATCAATTCCCAACTATTTTTATATATGAATTTCCTCCGATCCACCTTGAAATCCTTCTGATCCTAACGGATTATGTTTTTCAATAGCTAAACGATACATTTTCTCATGTATAGTAATATGCGGTGGTTCTTCATCAACCCCAGGAGGTTGATATTCGGAAGGTGAAGTATCAACTACTTCATTGTCTGTAGCAATGGGCATACTGTCTAAAGGATTCTCAAACCAATCATCATCAGGTACGTAATTTGGTGCTGAATTCATGTCCAACGTGTAAGTGTTAACTCTATACTATTATCATCCATCTCCCATTCTTCTGATACCTGCCAACCTTCTTTCTCCATAGTATTATGAATAGTCATCCTAGCATACTGTTGTGTTACCTTATCTACGAACCTATTAGGTGGTGTAGGTAAACTCCATGTCTGCTCATCAGAATAGAGATCATAACTCTGGGTATTTTCATTCCAACAGAATCCAATATCAGGTGCTACTGCAATACAAGCATTCATAACAGGGTGTTCTTCTGCATGAGATGGATTCTCAATAACCAGATCCTGCTTCTCCTTAACATTATACTGAAGAAGGTTTAATGCCTCCAATAGTACATCCTTATCCTTTAACTGGGTTTTGATTGTACTAAAGTGTGACATTTTGTTGCTCCGTTACAGTTTTGTTTACATAACGATCTGCTGTCTCTTGGGTAAAATGTACGTGTCCCAGTTTATCTTCAATATTCTTCGTCAATTTCTCACAGGCATCTCCATAGACACCCTGCACCTCTTCCTTTACCATACCATCCTGTCGGATGGTAAACTTAATAGTTTCTTGTGCCATAGTTATACCAGGTTGATTTTTATCATAACCTATAACCTTGGAATTGTCTATAGGTTCTTTGCAATCTTGTTACAGTCTTGTTTGCTTCTCTATTTACAAACTCTCTAGATGCGGCAACCATATCATCAATTGAAGGGCCGTCTCCATCAGAATCATCAAGGGTCATCTTCATTACAGGCACTACACCAAAGAACCTTGCCCATTTATCTTGTCCACTTTCTCCAGGTGCCTGAAATCCTTGATCTAAGAGATCAGAGTCTCTAGGGAAGAGTAGTGGGTCATACCCTGCGACTGGACCAGATGCACTACTATCGCCACCAAAACCCCCTGAATTACCAGCAGTATTTGCGTGGTTGGTTGGGACAGCTTCATTTAAAAACTCCTTAAATGATTTCATTATACAGTAATAGTGTTGGTTTTAACAGTAACTGTTGCGGAAGATGAACTTCCCATTGTTACTTGTAATAACATATTGTCACCACTAATTGTTCCACTAAAGGTTCCCAACATAGAACCAGTTGCAATTGCGAATTGTTCAACTATTGTTACAGTCGTTCCATCGTGTATTAATCCATATCTACCTGCTTGATATGCAGAACTTTGTGTAATCACTACATCTATAAATGCAGCACGTTGTGCAGTCTTATCAATTGTTGCAACTGTTGTAGCACTTGTAGATGAAACTGCAGTATCTGACTCTGATGCAACACCTGGGATATTAGTTAATGATGCACCAGAACCACTGAATATTGATGCAGTTAAAGTTCCGTTTGCTGAATTAAATGCTAAATTACTTCCTGTTTTTGGTGGTAAGTTTCCAGTTGCAGCTGTTACAAATAAGGGGAAGCAAGTTGTATCTGACGATTCATCAGCAGCAGTAACATTAGTTGCTATAGATGCATTAGTTGCATTAGTTACTGTTACCCCTGCAATATGAGTATCTAATGCTGTGCCATTGACTGTATATGCATCTGCTTCTAATGTTCCATCAATATCTGCATCACCAGAGATATCTAAACTAGCAGCAACAACATCTCCTACTGTGATATTTGGTGTTCCTGTCAATCCAGCAGCAGTACCTGATGTATTCTGACTACCTGAAGCATTTACACCTGGAAGGTTAATTGCAGCACTACCATCAAATGATACCCCACCAATATTTCGTGCCGTAGCAAGGATTGTAGCTGTAGCAGCATTACCTGTACAAGAACCAGAAGACCCAGATGCATTACCAGTAACATTACCAGTTAATCCACCAACAAATCCACCATTACAAGTTACTATTCCCGAAGCAGCAATATTACCATTAGTGAATATTGTAGATCCAGTACTAACTGATAATTTAGCACCATCATAGGTTAAGGTTGATTCTCCTTCTAACGTATTAGCAGTACCTGAACCAGTTATTAATCTATTATCTGCATTATTGTTTATCGTTGTGCTGGTTACATTAGATAGACTAGAACCATCACCATAATACTTACTTGCAGTTACTATACCCGAAGCTGCTATATTACCATTACTCTGCATAGTAATAGCACTTCCAACATTATATCCAGTACTATGAACATTACTAACACCAGTCTTAAAGTTTGCTCCAGTAATAATACCAGAAACGGTCATATTACCATTAGAACTAATAGTTGCTAATCCAGCAACTTCAAATCCGTTTGCAGTAACTACACCAACAAAGTCAGCCTCACCAGTTGAAGTAAGAGTAACTCCTGTTCCAATCTGAACTTTATTATCACTACCATTGATAGTAACAGAACCAGTACCAATCGTTAGGATACCAGTTATACGAGCATCACCCTGAACAATTAATGCGGTACTTGCTGTTCCTGATATTACATTAATACCATTGCGGAATGATGTTAATCCAACAAATGTAGATACACCAGCAGTTGTTACATGAACACCAAGACCAGTAACCTGAATACCCTTAGTTGCAGTAACAATACCAGTTGAATATATGTCCGTTACATTGTCATAATTGATTGTAGATGCTGTTACAATACCACTAAAGTATCCATTAGTAGCAGTAATAACACCGACACTCATTCCTATGCCAGATACATTACCACCTTCTAAAACAGAATCTAAATCAGTTGATCCTTGAATTAATGTACTTCCAATTCCAACCCATTCACTACCATTGTAGATAAGTAAATTGCCAGTATCAGGAGTTGCATCAATATTAACATCAGCAAGGTCTTTCATATACCCTGCACCACCGCCACCAATAGTAGCAATCTGTTGCTGAGTTCTATTAATGAATAATCTATAATGGTCTGCTAATGCTTTTAAACTTGGGAATTGTTTATCTAAAGGAGCTAATGGATCAGCACCACTACCTACAGATTGTTTCTCATCTGGTGGTTCATTTAAAAGACCTTCTTGAATATCTTGTACTTCACTCTTAACTGCTTGTTGCTTTTCTTTAATCTCCTCAACTAAAGTTTTAAGAGATTTTAAACCTTCTTTAAACTCATCTCTAACTTCTTTTATCTCTTCATCATAATATTTTACTTCAGGGAGATTGGAAATTTCTTGTGTAAGTCCTTCAAAATATCCACCATACAGATCACTGGTTGCATCATTCTTCCTATTAAATTCTTTTACTTCATCAGTAATGTTCTGCTTTAAAACGTGGAACTGATTAAGTAATTGTTTCTTTAATTTCCTATCATCATCCTTATATCCATTCTTAGCATCATAGATCTTAAGAGCAGATTCTCTCAACTCTTTGTATATCTTATCTTTAGTCTCTTTTAAATTCTTAGTTAATTCATCAATATCCGTCTTTGATTCAAAACGTTTTATACCAATGTCTTCAGATAACTGCTGAACTTCTTGGTCAATTCTACCTTTAACAAAATCTAAGTTATCATTTAATTTTATAAAGTCATCATCAATTACACTAAAGGTCTTACCAATCCAAGAGAAATCTGGGACTTCATTAACCTCATTAACCCACTTAGGGAACTTGGGAATAGATTCCTTTACTGCAAGAATATCTTCCTGCAATGATTTAATATCCTCTTCGTAATATCTTACTTCAGGAAGTTTAGGAAGTTTATTGAGTCTATTTTCAAGTTCACTTATTTGCTCATCATAATATTTTATCTCTGGTATATCAGCAGCATTCTTATCTACTTCTTCTTTTAAACTATCAATCTGTTCACATATTGCTTCTACTTCTGCATCATATGTCTTCTGTTCTGGTATCTCTGGGATACTCTCTTTAATCTCTTCAACATATATTGCAAGTTTCTCTAATTCTTCGTCGTAATACTTAACCTCTGGGACATCAGGAATATCCTTTCTAACGTCATTAATTAAACGTACTATTTCTGTAAGGTCTACATCTTCCTTAACTAATTCTCCATCTTCAAGAACTTTATGTCCTGCAGGAATAGACTTACATTTTTGTTCATCATTACAAAAATATTCTCCTTCACCACATTCTTTCTTTTCTTCTAAAACTTGTTCCTCAATGAACTCATCAACTGAAGGTAAATCTTCTTCTTTTATAAAATCGTCTATTGATGGAAGTTTACTCTCTTCGAGTAGATCATCGAGTGACGGTAACTTATCCGACATTGTATGAGTATCTTAGGTACTTTGGGATTTTTCTCCCTGATTTATTTAGAATCTTTAGGTAATTGAGCCTTTAGCATCTTTTGTAGTTCTGCAGTAGAACCAACAAATAGTGCATTATTGACAGTATTTGGTCCTTTCTGTTGTGTCTCTTCTTCTACATCTTTTAATTTCTTCTGAAGATCCATTAACTTATCAGTTGCATCAGAGACACTCTTAATTAACTGTCCTGCAACCTCATATGCTCTAGGCATCTCACTCTCTTGTGCAAGTTCTAAGATGCCGTTAATAGCCTCTTGTCCCTTCTCTATGATACTGTAAAGATTACCACGAGTATACTCATAGTCTTTATTAATATCAGTTTTAGTAAGTCTATCAGGTTTCTGTTCGGGTGTTATTCCAACATTATCTGCAGGAACAATATCAACTGCAGCATCCATATTAAATGCATCATCTAGATTGGTTTTCTTCATGTTATAGTACCACTAAATCCAAAGTCATCTCCCATTTCTATGAGATCACTATCTTCTCTTGCGGTGTAATCAATACCCTTGACTGGTGTTCCTCTTACGTGTGCAGCAGCAGTTGTGCTATCCTCACCTCTCTTAACGGTAAGTTTGTTACCAGTAATCTTACTGACATACATTTCCTCACCATCAACATCAATGTATTTCTTAACGGTAATCTGAGTACCATCTGCTACATTAATTTCTGTCGCTCCAAGATCTATATCCTCTGAAAGTTCAGTACGAATATCACCACTATAATCCTTAATTGCTCTAGGTTTAACAGAGTATGTAATATCCCTCTCAGTACTCTTAGAACCACCAGCAAGATACCGAATAGAAACAGACTTGACGATATCCTTGCTTGCGCTGGAGATAGGACCGAATAGGTATGTCTTTGCAGTAAATCTCATTGTATAAAGAAGAACTCTACGTGAAGTATAATCTCCCTCGTAGTCGTCCTGCATTGATACGTTT